CAACGTCGTCCCGATGGATGCGTTGTTTTGTTGTTGTGGGGGGCGTCCGTTGGGCGTCCCTTTTTTAATGAGAAAACCCCGACGTACGCATTCGTTTCGTCGGGGTTTCTACTTAACACAATTGAGATAGAGAGAGCAAGAAATCGTGTTGTTCTTTGTTTTTTTGGCTTTTAGTTAAATTTTAACTTTGTCCAAAAATGAGAATGAGATTTGCCGCTCCCCTCCCGGGGGCGTGAATTCATTCACATGGCCAAAGTTAACGACCGCAAATGATAAAGTCAAGTTTATGGAAGGCGGGTTCTTCACACTTGTATTAACATTTTTTTTAATTATTTTTTGTCCACGTATTGTGGATTCGGTTTTTTATTGTATGTTTACACCATCGCAACGGAGCGATACCAAACAAACACCACAAGATTATGAAAGCATTCAAAAAATTATTATTGGACAACGCTGGGCCGATATTCTTCACCATCGTCATGTCAATCGGTTTGTTCCTTATGGGATTATTATTAGGAGCAATCGACCAATGGCTATTGCCCGACTTACCTATTCAATATAGATAAACAAAAAACGATTCCGAACAACGCCCGGAATCGCACACAACAACAATGGCGTTTTATATTTTTTATTATGGCAAATGTAGATTTTGCAAAAGGACACGGAACCATTTTGAGTGGTTCGGTAAAGTATGCCCGCTTGACTAACGAAAGCGGACCCGATGGAATGTCGGAAAAATATGGTTGCGATTTGTATTTGGACGAGGCGTCCACAAAGCAATTGAATGATTTGAACATCTTGGACCACGTTCGTGCGAAAGACCCGCAAGGCAATTTCAAGCATGAGGAACCAGTTGTGAAAATCAAGTCCATCAACATTCCAAAAGGATATTTGGCCAACCGCCAAATCTTTGACGGATTGATTGGGGACGGAAGTGAGATTCGCGCGAACGTATGGATTAAGAAATGGGAACACAAAGGCAAGAAAGGATTGTCGGTTTGGTTGTCGGCTTATGTCATCACAAATTTGATTGAGTACGCCACAAACGATTCCGATGCCTTGTTTGAAGGTTTGCCCGACGTTGGCGAATTGATGCCGAACCAAGGCAACGTGCCGACAAGCAAACCAAACGTTGCAACGGCAACGGCAAACGATGCGTTTGGTGAATCGAGTGATGATTTACCTTTTTAATTTTTAGCCCTATGAACGTACGACCAACAACAATGATTGACGAAATGGTTGAATTCTTGAAAAAAGAATACAACACGGACGTGATGGAAAAACGACGTCTTGAATCGGTTGTGGTTCCACGTGCGGCATTGTTCAACGTGTGTCGCGGGTACTATTCCGCGACCACGCTGGGCAAATATTTCGGAAAGAATCACGCCACGATTCTGCATCACTTCAAAAACCACGACGCGTTGATGCTGGTTCCGCAATACCGGGAATCATTCAACGCATTGACCGAGATATTGACCAAGTACGATGAACGCGCACGACTGAACAAGGAAACCGCGGAATCAATCATTGATTTCCTAAGAACGGAAAACGAATCGTTGAAACAAAAACTTGATAGATATGAAGAAGCTAATTCGTAAACGCCGCCACATGGCATTTGTGCGCCGATATATTATCGAACTACAATGGGATTCATTGAACATAATGTTGGTGGCAAGCAAAACGCAATGGAACGATGACATCGTGAAATCATTGGACAACAACGCAAGATTGATTCGTAAATACGAACGCCGCGCACGCTGGTTAAAATTCTAACGATGGACAAGTTCAACACATTCAAAGACGCCATCAAATTGGTGGCATTGTACCAAGCGACATTGGAACAAATGGATACAATGAAAGGAACGCGATTGTACCGCCAAAACATCAAAGCAATGATGCGGCGGTTGGAAACGGAAATCGAACGCGCCATCAACGGCCCATTGTCCGCATTGGATTCCACGGATGAAGAATTGATGTCAACGATACAATACAAAGTGGAAATGATTTTGGATTTGTCGTTAGAAGAATTGGCCGGGTTGAAATTGGCGATTGATGAACATCGCGATGTATAAAGTAAGGGTATAACCTCACGAGATTTGATTTCGGTAAGGCTATAACCTTACAATTATAGGCGCACACATAAAAAAACGGGCGCAAACCTTAATACCAAATAAAAATGAGAGAGATACTAATTGAAATGTACGAGAAACTTTGGAACGCTGACAAGGACAAGTGGGATTGGAATGTGATTCTAAAAGACACGCTTGAAAAATTAGAAACCTTTAACACCAAAGAATGATAGTCAAAGTGTTTTGATTATCACATATTGAGAAATTTTAACACCAAAGAGAGATGAACGAACAAGCATTCAACAAATTGATGGGGTACCCAATGGAAACCATCGAGAAACTGGTCAAACAAGCCAAGGAAATCAACCGCAATCGAATCGTGGATTTGAACAATCGCGATTTGAAAGAAAACGGAATCGAGAATGACTAAACAAGAAATATTTGACCAACCGATTTGGCCATCTCGATTGATATTCAACGCAAAGTTGTTGTTTGGTAAGGCGTGGAAAGATTGTAACGAGGATGAACGTTTGACAATACGTTGCCACATTTTAGGAATCAACAAAAACGAAATCAAATGAAAATAAAAAACGTAGAACAACGTTCCAAAGAATGGTTTGAAATGCGCCTTGGCGTCATCACTGGTTCCCGTGTTGGGAACATATTCAAATCGAACAACGTGCCGTTCGTTTATGAATTAATCGCCGAACGATTAAGTGGTGACATTCAAGAATCACCAACCACCGCGGCGATGATGCACGGCATCATGATGGAACCCGTTGCATTGGATGAATACCGAATGAGAACGGGAGCAGATGCGCGTGAAATTGGATTCGTTATTCACGACGACCATGATTGGTTGGCGATATCACCCGACGCATTGGTTTATGAGAATGGCGTCCCGATTGGTGGCGTGGAAATCAAATGTCCATCAACGAAAAATCATATTGCGTACATCGCTGGCGGGAAGGTTCCAGCGCAATACAAGCATCAAGTGATGCACTATTTTTTGATAGTGGATTCAATCCAATGGGTTGACTTTGTTTCATTCGACCCGCGCATCTCAAAAAATTTGTTTATTTTTCGAGTTCACCGCGATGACCCCGATGTTGCTTTAGATTTAGAAATGCGCAAAATGGAATATCTGAAGTTTTGGGATAAATTAAAGAAGTATGAAAACAAAATCATCGGTTGATTCGGTTTGTTGGGAAATGGCCAAACAATATTTCCACGCAATGGACAAATCCCATATCAGCCGAATGATTGAACACGCGGCAAACAAACAATTTGAAACGCAAACAACCACCAATGAACTGGATTCCGAAGAACTTGAAAGAACTGGGCCAATTGGCCGATAAGTTAAAAGCCGAAAAGCACCCCGATTTCCCACCGCACGCATTGGTGAAGAAACGATTCAAGGACACCACCGCCAACGACCTCACAAAAACCATCATTTGGGACATGTATCACGTTCGCGAGGGTGTTGCATACCGAATCAACAACGGGGCCGTGTACGACGTTAAAAAACGTGTCTATCGTGCCGGTGTTCAACGCAAGGGCGTCCCGGATATCATTGGAATCATTGACGGACGTTTCATTGGTATTGAAGTCAAGATTGGTGCCGACCGACAATCGGCGGACCAAAAGGAAATTGAAAAAGAAATCGGTGAAGCGGGTGGCGTGTATTTCATCGCCAAATCATACGACGACTATCTTGAAAAGATTGCGAAGATATGATTCACGATTCCCACAAATATGGTGCATTGACTGAATTGCGTTGCGCCGCTGAACTCATCAAACGCAATTGGCACGTTGCCTTTCCGTTTGTGAATCAATCCGCCATCGATTTGATTGCGTTCAATGAAACGCGGTTTGTCACCATTCAAGTCAAAAGCGGAACGATGTTGGCGAATGGACACGCACGCATCGGAAAGGATTTCAGCAAATATGACGGCGTTGATTTCATCGTGTGCTATGACGTACACAACCGCCGTTGGTTCATTTTCCCTTTTGAAGAATTGCGCGACAAAAAATCCGTGACATTATCACCAAAATATCACGAACGCAATTGTGACAACTGGGCATTGATTAGATAGAAACCAAACAAAGAGAGAGCAAGAAAAATGGACATCAAAAAGATTGCCAAAAAATACGTCGACCACGGATTCAAACCGATTCCGTTGCGTCCCGATTCAAAGATTCCAGCCATCAAAGGTTGGCAAAAACACATTGACGAACCCGTCACCGATTTCACACCATTCGCCAACACCAATTCCATTGGTTTGGTCATGGGGTACGACGGCATTCAATGCCTTGATATTGATGCCAAGCATTTCGAGGGTGACGAATACAATGATTTCGTTTCATTAATAGAACAAAACGACCCGACGTTGATGCAAAGAATGGTCATTCAACAAACGCGTTCGGGTGGTTATCATTGGATTTTCAAATGTTCTGAAATCGCTGGCAATGAAAAATTGGCTAAAAACAAAGATGGCGAAGTCACTTTTGAAACGCGTGGCCGTGGTGGTCAAATCGTTGTTTGGCCGTCGGCGGGTTATAAGATAATAGGAAAGATAACGGACGTGCAAACCATCACGCCCGATGAACGCAACATCATTTGGTCATGCGCTCGCATGATGACGGCAGACGTCCCCAAGGCCGAACCGATGAAGAATCAGCCCACGGATTCGGTTTGGTCGGGGGATGTTGACGAAACAACGCCGTGGGGCGAGTTTAGAGCCAAATATCACGTGTTGGATGTGTTGACATCGGCGGGTTGGACAATCGTTGGTGACAACGAACGCATGACGTATGTCAAACGTCCCGGCAACACGGATGCAGACACGTCCGGTGTGGTGTTCAAAGATTCGGGATTGTTTATGCCGTTCACGACCTCAACACAATTCGAGGCCGAACAAACTTATGACGCATTCCAAGCGTTCGTTATACTGGTTCATGGCGGTGATTTCCAAAACGCGATTCGAGAATTGCGAAACGATGGGTTTGGTGATCAACAACCGCCAGCGATTCCCGACGATGCATTGTTTGATTATGAAACCGCGACGGATGACGACATCGATGAAATGAAGGCATTGTTGGAATCATTGGAAGTGGATTCAACCAAAGAGATTGAAGAACCGGAAAAATGTCTTTCCTTACGATTCGGAACCGACGAATACATTTTCGGAACGATGGGGAACTTTTCATTGATTCAAGGGAAAGCCAAATCACGGAAATCGTATTTTCTCAGCGCATTGATGGCCGCGGCAATATCGCAACACGATGTTTGTGGTCATATCCGTGGACACGTTGCCGACAAAGTGAATATTTATATTGATACCGAACAAGGCGATTGGCACGCATCAAAATCAAAGAATAGGATTCAAACCATGGCGGGATTGGACCCACGTGTCAACCACCCTAATTTCAAACATTACCGATTCCGTGGATTGCTTACAAACAAGGAACGATTGAAGTTGACCGACTACATCATGCAGTCGTTTGATAATATCGGTTATGTGGTCATCGATGGCGTGGTTGACTTAGCGTCTAAAGGTGTAAACGATGAAGAAGAAGCGACCGCAATCGCATCCAAGTTGTTGCAGTGGACATCAAACAACAATTGCCACATTTCGTGTGTATTGCACGAAAACAAGAACGACCGCAATGCCAAAGGACATTTGGGTTCCTATCTTGTCCAAAAGGCGGAAACAACCATATCATTGGCCAAATCAGAAACAACACCGGGCGCATCTGATATCGTTCCCGAATACACAAGAAACAAAGAATTCCCATCGATGGAAATGACCATCACGGGATATGACACGATTGAATTGGTTCAAAAAGACGATTTCGAATCAGCACCCGAACGAGTGTGGACCTTTGAGGACCACAAACGATTGGCACCAATGATTGAAGGCAAGACCACAACGGATGCCGTCAAATTCATTGCAGATACCGAAGGCGTGTTGAGGCGAATCGCGGAAAAGGCATTGAATGAAATGGAGGCGACAAACATTATTCAATATAAAAAAGTAGCGCGTTCGCGAGTTGTAGAACTAACAAATCCAATATGAAGTACGAAGATTACCAACGTTTCGAAGAATTAGCATTCGACCATTTGTTGAAGCGGTACGGATGGAAAATCCACACAACGCCCAAATACGCATTGATTGATGGCGTTGCAACAAAGAACAACGAGGTGACGCACATCGTTGAATTCAAATCACGCAACGAATCATTGGAATCAATGGAGCGGTTCGGCACTTATTTGATATCCTACGATAAGATATTGAACGGCATTGAGATGTCACGAATGATGTGCGTGCCGTTCATCTTGATTGTGTACCTAATAAAAGACGGCGTTGTTATCGGCCTTGAATTAGGTGATGAGTATGGTGTAGCCGTACCAATGGAGATAAAAGAAACGAGAACACAAAAATCAATTGATGGTGGTGAAGCGATACGCCGCAACGCCTACATTGATATTGAAAAATTTCATATCTTATGAAGATAGATTTGAAAGTGCGCAACCAAATCGCGCAATTGATTGTGGACATGGAGGTTGGTGAATCCAAGCCGATTCGCAAACACGAAATGGTTCCAGTCATTAAAGAAGTGAACGACACGACATTGATTGGCCACGCCATTCGATTTGTGAAGAATGCAGACGATGAGGTCATTGCATTGAAGAAATACAGAAAAACCGCAATTGAAAAACGTTTTGAAACAAACACATAAGATTTGCACTAAATGCAAGACCGAACGACCAGTCGATGAGTTCAACAAATTGATTCGGGGTCGTGGTGGCAGACGTGCGCAATGCAAACATTGTGACAAAAGATATTCCGAACAACGAGGGTTGAACATACCGCAAGAAGGTGGCGAATATAAGTTAAACAAACAAACGATGATGAACCATATGTTCATTCATTTCGGTTGGTGGGAATCAAAGATGACGGCCGTGGAACGCGACCAACAACGTCGTGATGTGCGCAAGTATTACAAGCCCGAACAAAAAGATAAATTGAAATAACGATGCCAAATGTACCAAAGAGAAAACAACGCCCGTGGTTGCAAGGTCAGAACAAGGCCAGCAAACAAAGAATTGAACGCAACAAATTCTATCAAACAAACGCATGGCGAACGCTCCGCAATATGTTCATCAAACGACATCCATTGTGTGTTGAATGCGACGGCATTGGCCAAGTGGTTGACCACATCATCCCAATCAAACAAGGTGGTGATTCGCTGGAGTGGGACAACCTACAAACGATGTGTCATCGATGTCACAATATAAAATCGGGCAAAGAAGCGCACGAATAATGAAGATTATGCCCACATATTACCAAGGGAGGGGCGGTCTTAAATGTAAAAATGGTAAAATCTAAACATCACCGCCCCCATAAGTTGGACTCCGACGATAGAATGGGGACCCGAAAGTTGGATTTGAAACACTTTGTTAAATTTTGAACAATATGAAAAAATTAGGTAGGCCAAAGAGATTGCACAAACACGATGAAAACGGCGTTTTGTTAATTAGGTGTCCAAAGTGCGATGAATACAAATCAAAGGATTTTTTTCATAAGACTAAAAAGAACACATTTCAAGTTGCGATATATTGCAAAAAGTGTTTGTATAAAGGCGGAAAAGGACGAAAGCCAAATCCAACGCGTGTCAATGATAAAGGACAAAAAGAAAATTTTTGCACACGTTGCAAGACATTCAAAACTTTTGATGCGTTTAATAAAGAAGGGAGAACAAAAAATGGTTTTGCAACAAGATGTCGTGAATGTGAGTATAAAAAACCATCAAGACTGAGAATTATTGAGGAGCAAAAGCAACAAAGGATTGAAGCAAACAAGATTCTGCACCAATCAGTCATTGACAACGGCAAGACTTGTTCGGTTTGTGACACACTGAAACCGCACACCAGTTTTGGAGGTTCAAAACAATATCGCGATGGATTTTTAAAACGATGCAACGATTGCGCACGAAAAAGAAAAAAGGAATTGCTCAAGAAATACAATCGTCAAAAGAATGAACGCATAATGAATGACCCAATTGCAAAATCAAGAAAAAATGCAAGGCGAATGATTTTGTCGGCGTTTAGATATGTGGGTTCAAAGAAAAATGCAAAGACTTATAAAATCATTGGGTTGAATGCTGGTAAATTTGAACAATGGTTGCGTGATGTGTCGGATGTTAAACCCGAAACACATGATGTTCACATTGACCACATCATTCCTATTTCATCAGCGCAATCACATGATGAGGTTTTAGCATTAAGTCATTTCAGCAACTTGCAATGGTTAGCCCATGACGAAAACATTCGCAAAAGAAATGAGAAAATCAAGCAATGTGATTTGTTCCGCGTGTTTGAATTCACGCCATACGAAAACACAATAAAAGAAATAATAAACCGAAATGATTTTGAAATCATCGGTTCAAAAGAAAAATACTAATGGCAAGAGGAAAAAAGCCAATGCCGACGGCAATGCTGAAGGCAAACGGAACATATGAACCCGGAAAACACGGAAATCGATTGGAAGCCGACGGCATTCCAACTGCACCCGCGGTGCAATCCGCAAACGAAACGTTTGAATGGTTGGTCAAGAAATTGGACGACCTTGGCGTCGTTGCTGAAGTGGATGCGATGGCGTTGCAAATGTTGTCGGACGCTTGGGAAGATTACCAAGTCGCGCGCGCCGTTGTAAAAGAACAAGGTCCAACATATGCGACGACAACCGCACAAGGCGATTTGATGTGGCGACCACGCCCGGAAGTTTCAATGATGAATGCCGCATGGTCAAAGGTTGAAAAGATGATGGTCCAATTTGGATTGACCGCATCATCACGCGCAAAGATTGAGACGCAAGAAAAGATTGAAACACTTGACGACTTGATTGGATGACACACGACGAAACAAAATCAAACAAAATCATCAATTTCATTGAGCGCGTTTGCACGCACGTGAAAGGTGATTTGGCAAACCAACCTTTCCTTTTGGAACAATGGCAAAAGGAATTCATTCACAAGATGTTCGGCACCATAAACAAAAACGGGTTGAGGCAATACCGAACATCCTATGTACAGATTCCGCGAAAGAATGGAAAATCAAATTTGTCCGCGGCCATTGCTTTGGCGATTTTGTTTGTTGAAAAAGAACAAGGTGCGGAAATCTATTGTTGCGCATCATCACGGGACCAAGCAAAGATTGTGTTCGAGGTCTGCAAACAAATGGTTCGCAACTCCGCAATCTTGACAAAGAATTGCAAGACCTACCAAAACTCAATCGTGTTGAATGGGACCAACTCGTTTTTGAAAGCGGTCGCCGCCGATGCTGGATTATTGCACGGGGCAAATGCGTCCGCGGTCATCTATGACGAATTGCACACGGCGAAGAATCGCGAATTGTGGGACGTGATGGCGACGTCAATGGGTGCGCGTTCGCAACCTTTGATGATTGCAATCACAACGGCGGGCGTCTTTGATACGAATTCCATTTGTCACGAACTCTATTCATACGGCAAGCGCGTTGAAGATGGGGTGATTGAGGATGATACATTCTTGCCACTTATATATGAAGCGGATGCGGACGACGATATTCACGACCCAAAGGTTTGGAAAAAGGCAAACCCAAATTTCGGCATATCAATCAAGCCCGAATATTTTGAAAAGATGGCGCGCGAAGCAAAGACGTTGCCGTCATCGGAAATTGCATTCCGACAACTGCATTTGAACCAGTGGGTCAACTCATTGGCGTCGTGGATTACCGATGACGAATGGATGAAATCGGCGGGCAATATAGATTTGAAACAATTGCGTGGCCGTAAATGCTACGCCGGACTCGATTTGGCCGCGGTTGAAGATGTCACCGCGTTCGTTTTAGTATTCCCAATGGACGACGGGGCTATCAAGGTGGTGCCGCGATTGTTTGTCAGTGAAGCCGCCGTTGAACGCCGTCGGAATCAAACGGGCGGTTCTTACGACAAATTCGTCAGTGCTGGCGAACTGATTGTGACGGAAGGGAATTCAACCGATTACGCGGTCATTGAACGCGTCATCAAGGAATGTGCGGAAATCTTTGACATTCAATCCGTGGCGTTTGATAGATGGAATTCGAATTCACTGGTCCAACAATTGACGGACGCCGGGATTGAGATGGACCCATTCGGTCAAGGTTTTATTTCTATGACCGCACCGATTAAGAATGCGGAAATCTTGGTGAAGAAACGATTGTTGCATCACGGCGGTCACGGAATGTTGCGTTGGATGGCGGCGAATGTCGTCACCAAAAAAGACGATGCCGAAAATGTGAAGTTCAGCAAATCAAAAGCGGGCGACAAGATTGACGGAATCATCGCAATGATTATGGCATTGGGCGAGATGATGACAATGGAGGGAAAAGATATGACGTCAACGTCAACATATGAATCGCAAGGAATACGAATGTTATGATGAAAATTGAAGATGCCCAGTCATTAGCAATGCAATTGTTTGATTGTGGAATGACGCCGTGGATTGCAGAATCGGGCGATGGCTACATTGTGCGCATTCTTTTGAATGGGGAAATCATCAATGTGATGCGGTCGGATGTTGAGCATTTCGGAAATAATTAAAAAAGTTTTTCACGTTTTGTGGATTGTATTGTTTTTTTGCTATCTTTGAAGTGTTGGAACGAACCAACGACCAAACAAACACCACAATGACACAATTCAGAATCGAAACACCAACAAAGACATTCGGAAAAGAAGCAAAAAAAATGTTGAAAGAAGTTTTTCCAACTTGCGTTCAAATGAAATTCCACGGGTCAAAGACGAATGGAATGGTTAATTTCTACGATTCAGAAGGAACCCACATCGGATATTGGTCGAACTGGTATTCAGATAAGGGATTTTTTAGAAATTTTTAAAACAAAGGCGGCCCGAAAGGGTCGCCATAAATTTTCCGCCTATGTATTACACGACAATGACAAATGATTCCGTACATTACAAACCGAACATGGAACCAGTTGACGACATATCGGTTGGCGACATCATCGAGATGACGCGCACGGGAAAAGAATTTTTGGTGGAATCAATCACACCATCCGGAATCGTATTGAAAGAATGCACGACATACATTTCCTTTAGCCGTTCGGCATTGAACGAGCGTTTGAAACGAAATTTGGCAATACACAAAAGCATTTAGGGAACCACGGGGCGTTCTGCTCCGATTGGTGTTTGGTTTGGTTGGGGACGTTGTGGTGACGTCCCCATTTTTTTTGCCATTGTTTTGTTGCAAATGATATTGTATATTCACCCCGAATTGTACAATCATTTTCAACCGAATGGCCGAAAATCAAAATTTATTCGGGCGCATTTTGGGCGCACTTCGTTCCAATCCGAACCGCCCATCAACATCATTGGCCAACCCGGCCGAATGGATGTTCAGCGACAACGAATCAAAAACGGGCATTGCAGTCACGGAAAACACCGCGATGCAATTGTCGGCCGTCTTTGGTGCCGTTCGTGTTATTTCCGAAACAATGGCAACATTGCCTTGGAGCGTTAAGCAAACCACGGACGGAATCGTCACCGATGCCGAAGCGCATCCAATCAACAAATTGATTCATCATCCAAATGCGATGATGACGGATTTCACATTCCGCGAAACGTGTCAAGCAAATTTGTGTTTGCATGGCAACGCGTTCATCGCAATCAAACGCGATGGTGCTGGGAATCCAATTCAGTTGATTCCGATTTCACCGAATCGTGTTGATGTCAAAGTCTACAAAGACGAAAAGTTTTATCAAGTCGACAACAAAGAAACATTCGACGATTCCGAAATGATTCACTTGGTTGGATTAGGATTCGACGGCGTTGTTGGAAAGTCGGTCATTGAATCCGCACGTGAATCAATTGGCCTTGGATTAGCGGCCGACCAGTTCGGCGGTTCGTTCTTTGGAAATGGCGCAAACGTTTCCGCGGTTTTAACCCATCCGGGACGCCTTAGCGACGAAGCATATAAACGTTTGATTCGTTCGTGGCAACAACGCAACGCGGGATTGGATAACGCGCACAAAACCGCGATTTTGGAAGAAGGGATGAAGGTCGAAAAGATGTCCATCAGCCCACAAGAATCGCAGTTCATCAGCACACGGAAATTTGGTGTTGAAGATATCGCACGTTTTTTCCGTTTGCCATTAGCCTATTTGGGTTCAATGGAAAATTCAAGCACACGCGCAAACGTAGAGGAACAAGGAATAATGTTCCAACGCAACACAATCTTGCCGTGGGTTAAACGCTGGGAATCTGAAATCAATCGCAAGTTGTTTGTTGGCGATTCTGAATATTACATTCGTTTCAATATGGACGGATTGTTGCGTGGTGATATTCGTTCACGTTACGAGGCCTATACAAAAGGACGTCAATGGGGATGGATTAGCGCAAACGATGTCCGCAAGTTGGAAAATATGGCCCCAATCGATGGCGGTGATGCATACTTGCAACCAATGAATATGATTGACGTTGCGAACCCACAAAACGACGCAAACGATGCCGTGGAGTAATTACCCCGAAGGAGCAAAGAACAACGCTAAAAAGGCGTTAAAACACCGCGAGGACAACGGAACCGATTGTGGCACATCCGTCGGTTGGACACGTGCATCGCAATTGTCAAGCGGCGCACCGATTTCGGACGATGTTTTGGTTCGGACCTTTTCGTTTTTATCGCGGGCCAAGGTTTACGACCAAGGTCGTTTCACCGATGAGGATGGAAAAGAAATTTGCGGTTCGATTATGTTTGCCGCATGGGGTGGCGACCCGATGTTGAATTGGGCAAAAAGAACGATTGAAAAAATGAAAGAAGATAAAAGCGAAAGCAAGAACGAAAGACATATCAAATCCGTTGTTGAAACCGATGACGAAATCGTCATCACATTCGGCAAAGGCGAAATGGGCGATGATATTGAAACGGAATCAAAGGCGGAACAACGTGCCGAACCAAACGAATTGGCGGTTGGTGACTTTGTGCGTTGGAACTCATCGGGCGGCAATGCTTATGGCCGAATCATTCAAGTTGAAACGGACGGCGAATTGGAAGCGGATTCGGGATTCAAAGTAAATGGAACAACCGATGACCCGGCGGCATTGATTAGAATTTACCGCTACGATTCAGAATCCGACGCATACGTTGAACGCAAACCAGTGTTGAACGTTGTTCATAGATTCAGCACATTAGAAAGATTCGACGCTGAGGTTCGCAAGTCTTCAGTCGTAAAAGAACAACGCGAATTCCGAATGGAAAGCGCGGAACAAAATGGAAACACAATTCGTGGTTATGCCGCCATTTACAATTCGGATTCCGAATGGATGGGTGGTTTCTACGAACAAATTGCAACGGGTGCGTTTGACGGCGTAATGGACAACGATGTTCGCGCCTATTTTAACCACGATGAAAATTTATTGTTGGGACGTGTGTCGAGTGGCACGCTAAGAATCAGCACGGACAAACGCGGTTTGTTTTATGAAGTTGATTTACCCAACACAACATATGCCAATGATTTGGCGGAATTGATGAAGCGCGGCGACGTCAATCAAAGTTCATTCGCTTTCCTAATCGAAAAGGATAGATGGGAACAACGCGATGGAACAACCTACCGAATCATTGAAAAAGTATCACGTTTACTTGATGTAAGCCCAGTAAGTCAACCGGCTTATCCGGACGCAACATCGGAGTTGAAGCGCGATTTGGAAACGGAAACCAAAGAAGAAGCGAAAGCGGCATCGGTAGAAAATACCGAATCCGAAGTCGTGGAAACAAAGGAAGAAGATTCCAACCTTTATTTGTACAAAAGTAAAATTCTAAATTTCTAAACGATGAAAAACATCGAACTCCGCGGACAAAGAGCGGAACTAATCAAAGGCGCAACGGCAATCGTTGACGCGGCACAAAAAGAAGGACGTTCATTGAACGCCGAAGAAAAGTCGAAATTCGACGCAATGGAAGCGGATGCAAGAAGCATCAAAGACCAAATCGACGTTATCGAGCGCACAGCCGAGATGAAGAAAGAATTGGCGGCAAATGCTGAAGTTCGTGAAGCGGCTCCAAAAGCAACTCGCAAAGGTGCATTCGAGAAATACCTACGCAACGGAATGGGTTCTTTGAACGCAAACGAGCGTTCATTGATGGGTGAATTACGTGGAACAAGCACGCAAATCGCTGGAACTGATTCTTTAGGTGGTTTCTTGGTACCTCAAGATTTCAGCAACGAATTGGACATGGCGACATTGTTCACTGGCGAAGTTGAGCGTTTAGCTAAAAAATTAAACACGGCGGGTGGCGCATTGTTGGATTACCCAACAATTAACGACACGGCAACTGATGCTGGTTTAACTTCTGAAGCGGCGGCGGTAACTGTTCAAGATATGACATTCGCAAACGCGCAATTGTCTGCCTACAACTACGCATCGCAAGTTCGTGTGTCAATGCAATTGTTGCAAGACAACGCATTCGATTTGAACGCATTCCTTGCTGAAGCAATGGGCGAAAGAATCGCACGCGCAACAAACGCGGCATTCACAACGGGAACTGGTTCAAGCCAGCCACAAGGTATCATCACGGGTGCAACATTAGGAAACACCGCGGCATCTGCAACGGCAATCGTTGCTGACGATATCTTGGACCTTATCCATTCAATCGACCCATCGTACCGCAACAAGCCAACATTTGGTTTGATGGCAAACGATAGCGTTATCGCGGCAATTCGTGCTTTAGGTCTTGGTTCTGCAAATGACTTCCCAATCTTCATCCCATCGATGGAAGCGGGTCAGCCGGACAAATTATTCGGATTCAACCTATACTACAACAACGATATGGAATCAAGCATCGCAACGGGTAACAAGACCCTATTGGCGGCAGATTTCAGCAAGTTTGTTGTTCGCTCTGCTGGTGGTGTTCAGATGGTACGCTTGAATGAGCGTTACATGGAAGAACTCGAGGTCGGATTTGTAAGTTTCGCCCGTAAGGACTCGAAGGTTCTTGATAGCCGTGCGGTTAAATACTTGGCTCAAGCCTAATCATGAAAGTCAGATTTTTGAAATCTGTATCGGGTAACGGATTCCACTACCGCAAACACGCGGTGGTGGAAATCCGCTCCGATGAGATGCTGACCGATTTTTTGAATGCGGGTTTTTGTGAGGCAATAGCCGAAGCACCAAAAGCACGCGCAAAGAAGGCGGTGAAAAAGACCAATACAAAAGAAACACGCTAACAAATGGCAATTGATATTGTAACGCCCGCGGCGTCCGAACCCATCACATTGACGGAAGCAAAGAATTTTTTGCGCGTTGACCATAGCGATGACGACACTTTGATTTCGGCATTGATATCGGCATCACGTGAGATGTGTGAACAATACACGCGACGCATTTTGGTGACTTCAACAATAGACGAATATTTTGACCAATTCCCTCGCAATCATTGGGATGGTCAATCGAACTTGTTGTATTTATCACGCGGACCAGTTGCATCAATCGATTCAGTTTCTTATGTAGATGAAATTGGTTCAACGGCGGTGATTTCGTCATCGTTGTACACGACCGATTTAATTTCAGAACCCGCACGCATTCAATCCATCGGTGGATGGACAACGGGCGCGGGTGTTATCAACCAATTAATTGTTCGCTATGTTGTAGGGACTGATGTTTCGGCAATTCCAAAGCCGTTGATTCAAGGGATGATGTTGGTCATCTCTGAATTGTACGACCAAAGAATGGACCGCGTTCGTCAACTGCCAACGGCATCCGAATATTTGTGGAACCCATATCGAATCTTTACATTCTAATGATTGACCAGTCGGGACAATTAGACCGCAGAATCGCGATTCAATCATTCACCGAATCAACCGATGATTTTGGTGAGGTGATTTTGTCGTTCACAACCTTGGCCAATGTTTGGGCAAAGGTCGTGGAAACCGGCGCACATTTTGGTGAAGGTGAAGAAGGCAACCAAATGGTTGCAACCAAGCGTGTGGAATTTTTCATTCGTTACCGCTCGGATATAAACGAGCAAATGCAAATTGTACACGACAACACAACCTACACAATCGAAGCGATTTTGAATGCAGACGCACGCAAGTCGTTCCAAAAGATTGTGACAAGATTTGCGGACTAATGGGAACAACGGCGGAAAGAATGATGTCAGCAAGAAGCAAACGCACGGGCGGCGGTTCGGGTGGTGCTTTCATTGGGTTTGACGAAAAGGACATCAAGAAGGAATTCGAACGTGCTTTCAAAGAGTTGGAAAACTTACATGATGGCGTGACGACTGCGCAAATCCGCCGCATTGCACGCAAGTCATTGAAGCCGATGGTAAAGGCGTACAAAGACGAAATCACGAACATCAGTTCGGGAACGTTTAAGGTGTACCGAAATGGCGGCATTTATGCAGAAATAACCAAAGGCCAATTAAAGAAATCAATGGGTATTATCACCACGCGTGTGAATCGTGGGGCGACGTTTGCATCATTGCAAGTTGGTCCAAGGGTGAAGCGTACATTTAGCGACCCGGAAAAAGGTGGTTGGTTCGCGCACTTTTTGGAATACGGATATTTAAGGGACGGACAATATAGCGGACCAAACAAAGGGTTTGCCAAACGCGCACGAACAAGAAATTCGGGTGGCGTTGGAAACGAGTTCAAGCGATTGATGCGTGGG